ATGGCTCTTAAACAGGAATAACAATTATGATGAAAAATACTCGACCTACTCGTTAGAGCAGATCAATGACGGTAGCTGGAAGAAAGGTGACATCACCTTCAACTCCATCGTCCTCAAAGATTCTGACTACGAGTGGTACAAAAACACTCATGATGGTAAGCCCATCCCTCAAGGCACCCTCCGCAACGAGACCAACTTCGTTGGCGCTCGTGTCGCTGGAACCAACCAAGGTGCCGCCAACGTCTGGGAAGGCGATAAGATCTCGGTCGAAGATGGCAAGACCTATGTCGTCCGTCTCTACGTTCACAACAATAACCCTTACGGCGAGGAAGAGGGTAACGTCGCGAAGAACACTCAGGTGCGCTTCTACGTTCCTCAAACTGCCTCCAAAAACGTTACGGTCAATGGTTGGCTGAAAGCCGACAATGCTCGTGAGAAAGATGGTTATGTCGATGATGTGACTTTCTACAACAACGACACTCCGTTCCATCTTGAGTACGTTGATGGCTCCGCTCTGCTTGAGAACGGTAACTACGCTAGTGGTGCTGGCGTCAAGCTCACCAATAGCATCGTCAACCAAGGTAATCCTACCGGCAACGTTGCCGATGAGTGGACTAAGATCGGCTACAACGGCCTCGACGGTGATGTCCCTGGATGTTATAAATACATCAACTACGTGACCATCGAAGTCAAAGCGGTCTTTGATTACGAATATACTGTAGAAAAGAAAGCTCGTGTTGTCGGTGATGCCGATCGCACTTGGAAAGACACTGTTGAAGCCAAGGTCGGCGACAAAGTCGAATTCCAGATCGAGTACAAGAACACTAGCGACAAAACCCAGATGGGCGTCAGCATTCGTGACATTTTGCCATCCAACCTGCGTTATATCAGCGGTTCGGCCAAGCTTTACAATGCTAACCATCCTAGCGGTGCTACCTTCACTCATGACTATCTTGTTAATCAGGGTGTAAATATTGGTGGATATACTGCTGGCTCCAACGCTATCATTCGCTTCCAGGTGGAAGTCGTTGATGATAACTTGGCTTGTGGTTCTAACACTATGGTAAACTGGGGTCGTGCTGGTGTCGGTACGAAGACCATTCAGGATTATGCTCAGGTGATAGTCAAGAAAGATGGGAATATATTTATGACCAAAGCAACTGTGCTTAGTATGTTGATTTTAATATGTCTAGCCGCCATTATCGTTTTACTTTATAAAATGCATAAAAACAAGCAAATCCACACATAGGCAAAACTTAAAAAAAATAAATACGAGATTATTATAATCGTATCCGATTTATACTTGATTATCATGATAACAAGCCCCTGTGGAAGTCTCCGCAGGGGCCTAATGTGCTAATTCCGTTCGTATCAGTCTACTTATTTTCTGATATTTTGACCGACACCTTCATATTGCCATAAAACCGAAACATAAGAGTCTTATCCGAGAACACTGTTACCGAATCCACCACGATGCACCACAGATCGGTATCAAACTCCGTCAGACTCTCTCTGCATTGCTCCAACTTTTTAAGACAGCGATGAATCTGTTCTTTCTGGCCAAGCTGCTCTACCATCTTGTTATCCAGATAGGCGATCCGATCTTCCGCCTTTTTGCACTTTGCATCCATTTCTGAGAATCGGCGGTTATACTCTTCCTGATCCTGTATCTGTCGGGTGTTCTCATTCATATAGCGACGAAGATCGTTGATCAGATCAGCATGCTTGGTTCTTGCCAGATCCTGCTGTTTTTCCAGATACTGAGTATCTGCCAGTTTGATAAAAAGCTCCTTAAGATGCTTTATGTACGGTTCTTTTTTCTCCAATACCTGATTAAAGGCCATTACAAAAGCATCCATGATCTCCTCTTCCTCTAAAATTGGAGTCGTGCAGGCAGTCTTATGATCATACTTATGATTGCATCGCCAGATACATTTACGATATTTACTACCGCTGTGCCATACTTTTCTACCATAAAATTTATGACAGTCATTACAGAGGATTCTGGCAGTGAATGGGCTGTTCTTGTGTAATTGTCGACGAACAGGACGTCTCCGCTCAATTTCCTTCTGCACCAGATCAAACATCTCTGGATTGATAATGGCCGGATGAGAATTTTTTATATAGTACTGCGGAAGCTCTCCCCTGTTTTTCCTGATCTTTTTGGTCAGGAAATCTGCTGTGTAGGTTTTCTGAAGCAGGGCGTCACCCTTGTATTTTTCGTTCTGAAGAATGCTCATAATAGTAGACACGCTCCATTGTTTTTTACCTGCTGGCGTCGGAATCCCCTCGCTGACAAGCAGGTTGGCAATAGCCCGAACAGTCTTTCCTTCCAGAAACAGATTATATATTTTACGTACAATCTCCGCTTCTGCCTCAACAATCTTGGGAAGCCCGTCCTCGCCTTTTTCATAGCCAAGAAAAGATTTATAAGGCATATTGACTTTTCCGTCTTCCATACTCTTCCGCTTGCCCCAGGTTATGTTTTCACTGATAGAACGGCTTTCCTCCTGAGCCAAACTGCTCATAATGGTGATCATGACCTCGCCTTTAGCATCCAGTGTATGAATATTTTCTTTCTCGAAATACACTTCCACCCCTTTTTCTTTCAGCCGTCTGACAGCAGTCAATGTGTCCACCGTATTACGGGCAAAACGACTGATCGACTTGGTAAGGATTAGATCTATCTTTCCGCATAATGCATCTTCGATCATGTGATTGAACCCTTCCCGTTTTTTGGTGTTAGTGCCGGAAATCCCTTCGTCAGTATAAACTGAGACAAATTCCCATTCAGGATTACTTTTAATATGCTGAGCATAGAAGTTTATCTGCGCTTCATAACTGGAGAGCTGCTCATCCGAATCCGTAGAGACGCGGGCATAAGCCGCCACGCGCTTTTTGTGCTGTTCTGCAACTGGTGCGGCAATATTTAAAGCAATCCTGCTCTCTATCTTATGAACTTTTCTGATCGGGGTTGTCATTTTGATGTCTCCTTTCCTCCATTTTCAGTCGGCGTTCTCTCGCCTGCTGTCGCATTTTCTCTGTCCAGCCTTCGCTGCGGGGAGGATGCTCCCAAGTTACTTCCGCTGTATGTCCGTCCCTGAAGATATAAAGTATCCGATTGTTTTTCAACATTTGTATCTCGGCGATCTTGTCAAGGACAATATCCCGGCTTAATTCCGTCACACCCAGAACCCCCATAGTTCTTTCCAAGAGAATCTTCTCTGGGATCTGCCTGGACTGACAGGCTTTTTTACCGCGCGTATCAAGTACATGACACCTCCATACTGGTTTTTGCCATTTGAAGCCAGCATCAGCGATCTTTCGATTGAAGCTTCCGCCACAAAATCCGCAACGGATCATACTTGTAAAAATGTAGGGTTCCGTTGGTTTAGGTGTTTTATGGAACCTTTTCGCTCGGCGCGCGATCTCCTGCTGTACCTGCTCAAAAATATCTTTGTTGATAATAGCTTCATGAGCATTCTCCACATAATACATGGGAAGTTCTCCGCGATTTTGTATGCACTTTTTGGTAATATGATCACTTTTGTAAGTTTTCTGTAATAACAGATTTCCAGTATACGCTTCGTTTCGCAAAATACCATAAATGGTAGTTTCGTTCCATGGACGGCCTGTCCGGGTAGGAGTATTCATGCGTATCAGCTTTTTGACAATGGCATTTCTCCCCATTCCTGAGAGATAATCATGAAATATCTGACGCACTGTTTTGGCTTCTTCGGGGACTATCTGCAAGATTCCATCCTTTAAACGGTAACCCAGCATACAAGCGTTGGCAAGATGTCCCTGCTCAAACTTTTTCCGAATACGCCATTTCATATTTTCGCTGGCTGACCAACTCTCCTCCTGTGCAAAAGATGCCAGGAGTGTCAGCATCAATTCTCCGTCTGCGCTTAAGGTGTGGATGTCTTCTTTTTCAAAATAGATATCTATACCTAATGCCTTTAATTCCCGTGCAGCTTCCAGAATGGTCACCGTATTGCGGGCGAAACGTGTCACAGACTTGGTAAGGATCATATCAATTTTTCCCGCCCTACAGTCGGACAGCATTCTCTGGAATTCTGGACGCTTCTCCTTCGTTCCAGTGATGCCTTCGTCCGCATAGATCCCAGCTAATTCCCAGTCTCCCCTGTTACCAATATAATGATTGTAATAGCTGATCTGAGCAGACAGTGAATGAATCATGGAATCCTTACCAGAAGATACGCGAGCGTAGGCCGCCACACGCTTTCGTCGGATCGGTTTAAGATACGAATGGTCAATTTTTGTAATTTCTCTCATAATTTACCTCCACTTTCCCGGTGTTTATGCTGATAAATAATCAGGGGACCGATCGGCCCCCTTGATCTTACAGTTTCCAGCTCTGGTCAATGCTGTAAATAACAATCAGGCTAAACCCGGATGCCCAGTTTACAAACAATGTATCTGAGCCGGAGGAAATATGATTATTTTCCATAATGTGCGCCCCCTTCATTTTGGTTCTCTGTTGATGCAGGTCGTTCCGGACGGTATCCGTATCTCCAGCTGCCATTGCCAGACAGATTTCTGAGCAGAATCTTACGTGCCGCCTTATATTCATCTCCGATAAACCCCAATCTTATCAGAAAAAGGCGCATCGTAAACTTCTCATTCTCCATACTACATTCTTTGGTGATGACTCGTTTTTGCTTCTTTGCCATTTCACATAGAGCGGAAATCAAGCGGTGATAGGCATCGGCTTCCCCGTCCAGACCATGTAATGTAAACCACGGAAATCGCAGACTGGATTCATCAATGATTACGGATAAATGATCTGTACCAATGGCTTTTCTGAACAACGGAGCCTTACTGTCAATAATTTTTGTCAATCTTTCCAGAGCTTCTTCAGAAAACCCGGTTTTTGGTATTTCTACAATGAATGTATTGTCATCCACCGTCTCATTTTCCGGTTCATTATTTTCTGCTCCAGGAGACTTTTCAGATTCCTGCTCCATATTTTCTGTGGAGATTTCTTCTGAACTCTCCGATATATAGCCGTGTTCTTTCAGCTGGTTTATCAGTCGTTCCAGTTCGTCCGGAGAAACATTTTCCGTACAGGATAAAACGCCATTCTTATCTACGTTGTAAAGCCCTATGGCATAAGCAAACGTGGGTGCCTTTTGGTAAACAGCCGGTTTGCCTAAGATATCACTTATGGCCTGAACAAACTCTTTACGTTTTTTACCGGTTAGATTGTAGCTGTATTGTATTCTCATGGATTTTGCTCCTTTCTTTAGTCCGCACACCATATATCACTCAAGCTTTCCAAAAAATCAAGTCTGAATATCTGATCAGTATGCGGAAAATCTACAGGTTACTCTTTATCACAGATTTCACCGGTAAAAATGTATTTTACATACTCTTTACGATGCTCTTCCAGATAAACGACAAGTCCATAATAGTGCCTGCGATTAGCGATCCGCTGTACCATGTTTACGTCCAGCATATTGGTTTCTCCGCTTCGTCGTATGCTCTCAATCTGTTGCCTGATGGTTTCAGTCATTTTCGATCCTCCTTTTCCGGGAATCGCAAACAGCCCGATGCAGGATGTTGAGATCAAATCCCATATCTTTGTAGCTTTCCTTGATAATCTCAAAGTAGTGAGCTGACGGCGTATTATAGGGATGCCCAGATTCATTCATGATATAAATCATAGCGGCGACTCTTTCCCCGTCCAGTGTGAGGTGTAAAGTTTCTTTGCGGTAGAGATGCGGCCACCCTTCATAAATGTCAAGAGCATCTTCGTCTGTTGGCTGCAGCCGCCAAACCAGCACAGGAACCTTATATCCCTGTTCACGCTCGACAGTTGCCACAGCACTACGATTCCCGCCGCGGAACCACAAACGCCAGTTACGTAAAGTAGCTGTTCCTACTATTTCCGCCGTAGGGCAACGTCTTGCCATCTGTTCCAGGCTAAGATTAGAGCCATAGGCAATATACAGCTTCTCTTTGTTTTTATTGTACATTTTCCAAACCTCCATTTTCAGAATTTGTGCTGTTTCTCGTGTTGATATGGCTTCTCACATTTTCCCGTGAGCCATATCTCCAGGCAACATTACCTTTTAAGTGTCTGTATAAGTGTTCTCTACAGCTTTTAAACTCCTCTCCGATGAAACCAATTCGATTCAGATATACTCGCATTGCGAACTTTTCGTTATCTTCCTGTACCTTATGATATCGAGCATTTTTCTGTGTCAGCGCCTGATGATTAAGCGCAAGAGCAAACACAACATAAGCTCTGATCTTTCCGGCATGGAGTGTGCCATTGAACCCTCGAAGCTCTACTGTATGGTTTCCGTGAAAGAAACTATGTAGATTGAGGAAATGATAGCGACTGCCATGATAATGGTTGCTGCGTCTACCTGTATATTTCTCGTACCAGATATCCTCAAGCTGCTCCAAAGTCTTTGGCTTTTTCTGGTTCATTTGTTCTACCAGCCACAGATCCATTTTCTGGCAATATTGCATTCTTTCTGGCGCAATTTGTAACGCTTTATAAAACAGGTCATTATGGCTGGCAATAATGTTGATAAAGTTGCGGATACTCCTTGCAGTGTGCCCCGCTCCATCCAGATGGATATGGATACCACAGGTTTTGTTGACAAATCCTCCAGCTCGACGCAGGCGTCTTGCGATCCCCTGAAGAACAGCAATGTCCTGATAATAGTTTAGGACAGGGCTGACCAACTCTACACTGTAATGATCGTTTGCTGATAGGGTTCCCCTGTACTGACAATTGAGGCTGCCATCGTACATAAACTTCCAGGTCCTTCCATCCGGGGCTTTGACCTCGTAGACTTCGTAATGACCGCCAACGTAGTTGACCTCACCCCGAAGGTAATCAGCAATCGTGTCTGCCGCCTGTTGTCGAGTGATCCCGGTGAACTCCACCTCAATGCCAAATTTTCTGGTAAACATCTAACATCGTCCTCCTTTTCCTGGCGGACCGTTCTGCGATCGTCATTTAAGGAGGCATCCACGGATGCGTCCTTAAAATAAGTTCACATCGTGTCCACCAATTGTTTTATGCTGTGTTCAACATGTTACATCGTTACTGACTTAGAACCTCCTTTCTTTTTGTTTTTTCGGATCAGCCAGCTTTTCGTGTGCCTGTTGTATATCGGTACTTCCTGATACATCATTCCAAACAATCACAATCTGTCCCAGACAGCCGATCCGCATTGTCGTCCGGCAATGACAAACCATTCCTTACGGCAGTCCCTCCCCATGACGACTGAGAAGATAACACTCCCGTCCACAAAACTTTCGCTTTTTATTTCCGTAGCTGATAAACCTTCGTCCACAATAGCTGCAAACCAAATGGTGCGGCTGAAGTTTTCTTCTCCGATTCCACCAGGTATAACGACAACGATCACTGCAAAATGTCTTTGGCTTGGAGCCTGGGCTATGGCGTAAAGGTACGCCGCAATTCCTACATCTTTCATGCCCCGGCTTGTCCATCTGTATCGGTTTAATACCGCTGCGGCGACAAATAGATTTGACTGTGTTGGGGGATAAGAACAGGCTTTCTGCAATCTCATTATATTTCTGTCCCTGTTGGTACATGGAAAGAACAGCTTCTTTTTTGATATTGGGTATCATATGGTCTCCTTCTCATATTTTTTCATGTTGTTTGATTTGTTTTTATGGCTTGCACGGATAAGGTTTAATAAATCTCCCCCTTGATTCGTCAGCACAGCATCCCTCCATCCCCGCCTTCTCGGATAAGATCCGCCAATTCATCCCCCGTAATCACCGCAAACAGACGAAGCTGTTTCTCAAATGCAGTACGAATATGGTCAACCAGATGCTCTTTACGTTTCTGATCCGGTACAATCCAGACTGTCAGCGGAAATACGCCGGAAATTTTCTGCTCTAATCCCGTATGATAATATTGATGGTATTTTCGGCATTTTTCTATCACTTTGGCTGGAGATTCGGTGTCAAGATCGACCTCGAAGAACCAGCGGTCCTCATACTCACCGGATACAGTAACAGCGTACAGATCAGGCTTTAAGGAGAGTTGTGTTCCATGCCTGCTGTATGCTCGCCAGCATTCCGGCTCCAACTGTAACGCATTAAGAGTAAATCCATATTTTTGACATAACTCTGCCAACTGGATAGAAATTTCTGATACTGCCAGTGTATGCGCCAGAAAATACGGCGAAGGTTCAAAAAATCGTCTGACGGGTGCTGCTTTGTAGTCGTGAAGGCGCAACAGACGTTCTCCGGCATGAGAGATATACCAGACTAAGGACCCAGATCCGGCCCGTATTCCCCCGATCCGGCGGGACAGCGCATCGACAAGCCCCATATTCCGAAGCTTTTTCAGACAACGGCCTGAAGCTCTCAGAGCGGCATTGGGCGAGGCAGCATTCGTAAAAAACAGCCGTTGAATTTGTCCTGTCATCAGATAACGATGTCTTTGAATCGCTGATAATACTTTTTTATCACGCTCTCCCAAAGATATATCCAGCTCGACTAAATGTTTACGGGAAATCCGTTGATTTTCCTTACCTTCTCCCCCGTAAGAGGAATTATTTGGAGCTGGATTACTATAGGAATTACAAACCTTATATTTAGAAAAAACCCGCGTTGCCGGCTTTTTTTCTTTTTCTTTTATGTCATCATTTATATATATTGTAAATGATATAAGAGATATTGAAAAAGATAAATTACATCCTAGAAAGAGGAAGAGACCACTTGCAAGTGGAACAATAAAAAAGAATATAGCAATATATATTGCTATATTAGTAGTTATACTGTCCATAATTACTAATATAATAATAAAT